GTCGAGTGGCACATCCTGCGCACGGGCCACGCAGCTAGCGTGGGCCCCGGTCAGCGCCCTGGCGCCCTGGCGTGCAGCGCCGTGGTGGTGGGTGACCCGCCTGCGGCCAACGATTTCCAACCCTTTGAACCCGAACCGAGGTGCGCATGACGGCGCGCCCGTTCTTCTTTTTGCGCCCCGCAGCCACACCAAAGTGGCTTGCTGCGTCAACAACCACATGGAAGTCTCCACCTCAGGGCGCTGCGTGCGGGCAGGTGCGCAGTGTTGGCTGGCCATGGCTGCGGGGTGCGCTTTATTGCAGAGACTGGAGCTTTCCATGGGCCCCAGTCTCTTTTTTTGCCCGGTCGGAGTCATTCCGAACGGTTCCGAATTTTTCGTAACGCTTCGGAAGGGGACCCTTTATGCAACTTTTCCACGAGACTTTTTCAGACGCGCTGCGCGAGGTGGTGGCGGCCTGTGGTGGCGCCAAGCAGGTGGCGTGCAAGTTGTGGCCCGAGAAGCCGCCGGCTGCGGCGCACCGGCTGTTGCTGGATTGTCTGAACGGGGCGCGCGATGAGCGGCTGAACCCGGAGCAGCTGGCGTTTGTGCTGCGCATGGGCCGCAATGTGGGGTGCCACGCGGGGATGAACTTCTTGCTGCGCGAGTGCGGCTACGCGGACGCGCAGGTGCTGGAGCCGGCGGACGAGCAGATGGGCTTGATGCGCGAGTACATCGCCCAGGCCAAGAGCATGGCGGCGGTGGCGGCGCGGATCGAGTCGATGGCGGCGCTTGCGGCTACGCAGGCCCGGGCGGCATGAGGCGCACGCCCACAGATGCCCAGGTGGCGCGGGCCCGTGCGGTGGCCGCGGATCTGGAGATCGGCGCGGTGTACGTGCTGCCCACGGGGCGATTTGGCCGCTTTGCCGGCCGCCGTGAGGATGAGCTGAACTACACCACGGTGGATACGGCGCAGTGCCGCGAGCAGCTGGGCGAGCCGGTGATGCTGGCGGCTGACCTGGCTGCCCGCTGCCGGGTGGCCTGGCATGCCCAGCAGTGGCAGCAGCGGGTGCGCACGGTGCGGGCTGAGGCCGCCGAGCGTGCGCGCCTGCAGGAGCTGCGCGAGGCGGACCGGATGGTGCCGCAGGCTTCCTTTTTGCGGAGGTGCGCATGAGGCCACGTGGTTCGACGGGCGAGGTGCGCAGCGCGGTGGTGGGTGCGGTGCGCGCTGAGGTCGGCCGCCTGCAGTCTGAGTCCGCGGCGCCGTCTGCGCAGCCGGGCGTTCACCTGGGGCGGATTGCGGAGCTGGCGGGCACTGGCCGGCAGGCGACGCGCCGGGCCCTGGACAACGCGTGCCGCGCGGGTGAGCTGCGGATTGCAGGCACCTGCAGGATGGAGCACAGCAAGCGGCCGGTGGCGTTGTACGACGTGGCTGAGGCGCTGGACGATATGCCGCGGGCCAGCACGTGGCACGAGGCCCTGATGGCGCGCGTGGCCTGACGCACGCACCATGACCGACAAGATTGATTTTGCCGCGCTGGCGGCTGCGTTGCTGCCGCTGGCGGACACGTTGGTGCCGCAGTGGCTGCCGGGCGGCACGCGCAGGGGGCATGAGTACCAGTGCGCGGACCTGAGCGGGGGCGCGGGCAGCAGCTGCAGCGTGAACCTGACGAACGGCCGCTGGGCGGACTTTGCTGCGGACGAGCGCGGAAACGACCTGGTGAGCCTGTACGCAGCGGTGCATGGCCTGGAGGCCGGGCCTGCAGCTGTGACGCTGGCCCACGAGCACGGGCTGGAGCGTGTGGCCAACGTGAAGGCGCCGCGGCCGGGCAACGCACCACCGCCGGCGCCGCGCCCACCACCACCGGCCGCGCCAGCGAAGCCCAAGGCAGACGAGGGCTGGCAGGTGGTGGCGCCGGTGCCGGACCACGCGCCGCAGCCAACCTTCCACCACTTTCAGCGAAAGCCGCAGGACATCGAGCACACGGCCACGTACCAGTGCGACGGTGCGCTGTATGGCTATGTGGTGCGCTTCTTGACGAGCGATGGGGGCAAGGACCCGATCCCGCACACCTGGTGCACGAGCGCGCGCGATGGCGCGAGCCGCTGGCACTGGAAGACGTGGGAGGAGCCGCGCCCGCTGTACCTGCCGGGCGGCACAAGCCCGGGCGGGCGCACGGTGGTGCTGGTGGAGGGCGAGAAGAAGGCGGACGTGCTGCAGCGGCTGCTGGATGCCACCACCCCAGGGGTGTATTGCGTGGCCAGCTGGCCCGGGGGCAGCAAGGCCTGGCGCAAGGCGGATTGGAGCTGGCTGGCCGGCTGCACGGTGCTGGCCTGGCCGGACTGTGATGCGAAGCGGGTGCCTCTGACGCGTGAGCAAAAGGCATCATGCCCGGATGAGGCTGCGCGCCTGGTGCTGCAGGCGGCGCAGCCGCTGCTGCCTGAGGCGAAGCAACCGGGCATGGCGGCGATGCTGGGCATTGGCGCGCTGTTGCGCGACGCGCAGGGCTGCCAGGTGCAGCTGCTGCCCATACCCGCGCCTGGTGCGGTGGCCGATGGCTGGGACTGCGCGGACGCGATCAATGCAGACGGGTGGACGGGCGAGCAGGTGCTGGCGTTCTTTGGGCGCGCGCAGCCACTGCCGCGTGGGGACGCCGATGGCCCTGCGCCTGCAGCTGCGGGTGGTGGCAAGCCACCGAAAACACCGCCGCGCGATGGCCCCGCTGACGCCGGGGATGGTGATGAGCCGCCGGACGATGGCGAGGATGCGTTTGAGGCGCACCTTCGCTGGATGGAAGAGTCGATGAAGGTGAAGCGCCACGAGATCGGCGTGACGCGCAAGCTGCTGATCACGATGTTGCGCAAAGCGCCGGACCTGCAGGGCGTGCTGGGCCTGGATGAGTTGCGCAACGCGCCGTGCACGCAGCGCCCATGGCCGTGGCGGCCTGAGGCGGGGCCTTTGACGGACACGGATGATTTGCGCCTGGGCGACTGGGGCACGCACAAGTACCACCTGAAGGCGGCCAGCCGCGCGGCGCTGAGCGAGGCCATTGATACGGTGGCCGATGAGAACCGCTTCCACCCGATCCGCGACTGGCTGGAGGCGCAGGCCTGGGACGGCACGCCGCGGCTGGAGAAGTGGCTGATGCACGCGCTGGGCGTGGATGTGTCGACGGTGAAGCCCAAGCGCCGCCGCTACCTGGAGATGGTGGGGCGGTACTGGCTGTTGGGCATGGTGGCGCGGGTGATGGAACCGGGCTGCAAGTTCGATTACAGCCTGGTGCTGGAGGGCCCACCGGGCCGGGGCAAGAGCACGTTTTTCAAGACGCTGGCGGGGAAGGCGTTTTTCAGCGACACGCACTTTGACATCGGCCAGGGCAAGGACGGCTACGAGCAGCTGGAGGGCCTGTGGGTGTACGAGCTGAGCGAGCTGACGGCCTTGCGCAAGGCCGACAGTGAGCAGGTGAAGCAGTTCTTCAGCAGCCAGGTGGACCGCTTCCGTGGCGCCTATGGGCGCTTTGTGCAGCCACACCCGCGCCAGTGCGTGATCGGGTGCAGCACGAACAAGCGCCAGTACCTGTACGACTTGACGGGCAACCGGCGCTTCTGGCCGGTGTGGGTGGATGCGCGGATCCGCGTGAGCTGGCTGGCCAAGTGGCGCGGGCAGCTGTTTGCGGAGGCGCTGGCGGTCTGGCGCGAGGGGGCGGAGGTGTCGCCCACGCCCGAAGAGGAGGCGGAGTTTTTTGAGCCTGAGCAGCGCAAGAGGCTGGTGGAGACGGCTGTACAGAGCCGTCTTCTGTTCTTGTTGTCGCGTGAGGGTGCCTCGGCGGGGGACGGCCGCGTGTCGGCTGAGTTCAACGTGAATTCGACTTTCGTGACGCTGGACGCCCTGGTGGCCGCCCTGGGCGCCGATGCGGCCAAGAGCACGGCGATCCTGGAGCAGCAGATCCGTGGGTGGCTGGAGTCCAACGGCTGGGCGCGCGGCCGCGAGGGCGGCGGTGCGCGGCGTTGGGGGTGGCGCCAGCCGAAAGCATGGCCACCTGAGGTACGCGAAGAGGATGAGGATGACCGGCCGCCTGAGGGCGCGCCGTCTGGCACGGGTGCCGGTGGCACTGGCGGTGCGGTTGATGACGCCGGCGAGCGCCAGCCGGGCAACGATGGAGAGGCCGATGACTTGCCGATTTGAGCAGCGATGGGTGGGCGCACCCGAAAAGCTCACGGCGGGGCAAACGCGCCGGGCATGCGCAGCTGGGGGAGGCGTGATTCGCGCCACCTGCGCAGGCCCGGTGGCGGGGAAGTCGGCCTGGATGCCCATGACGTAGCGCCGCCCGCCGTCCACGCGTCCAGGCGTTTGCATGGAGGCTGCCAGCCCGGGCTCTGGGAGAGCTGCAGGGGTTGAGCCGCTGCATGGTCTGGGTGGATGGCGGGACGTAATGCGGGGGCGCGCAGGTGTGCGCAGGGGCGGGTGCGCGCTCGCGCTCGCGCGTGCGTGGTTTGTGTGTGTGATGTCTATAGGAAGAGGTGGACGGATGGACGGCAAGACG